GGGAAGTCGAAAAAAAGCCAGAGCCCAGCATGGGCGAAAAGGTAAAAGGCACGGCTAAAGAAATTTTGCGTAGTATGCAGTACACCCCTTATGACCTCTTAGGCGCCCCTGTAGATATCGGCAATCTTGCTCTAAAAGGTGTAGACTACGTCACCGGCAGTAAGCTTGCGACTGAGAAGCCTGTAGGGGGCAGTGACTATCTGATTCAAAAGTCTCGAGAGCTAGGCATTGCCGACAAGCCAACCGGCTCGACCACAGAAACTTTGACACGCTTGGGAACGGGAATTATAAGTCCTACTGCCGGACCACGAGCCGTGGTTGCTGCAGGCAAAGCCATGAAGGGCACAGCTAAAGCAGCGCTGGAAGACTTGGCGATGGCAAGCACCGGACAAGGTGGCAGCAAAGTAGCACAACAGATCATGGCTCCCGGTACAGCATTTGCGGTACGACCAAAAGGCGGTGTGTACCTTGGTGCGAAATCCGTGGACGAACCTCCTTTAGTTCGTAGTGACATTGAACTTCAAAATGTCTTGGGGGATGTAGATGCTTCTACCGAGCAAGGCGCAGCAATCAAACAATTCTTTGATAAAAAAGCACGCAGCTTTATTCAAAACCAATACGGCACAGCGGATGACCCTGTTTTCAAGAAAATTCTTGAAGGTCAAATCCCCGCAAACCAGTTTTTTATTTCTCCTGAAAAAATACAACGGTATCGTGAATCAGCTTCAAAAGAAACTTTAAAAGCAGTACGGGATGCGTATGATGCTGAAACGGGAGTTACTGCTTTGATAAACAAAGCAGTAGCTAAGGCAAAGGGCGAAGGCTATTCTTCCACACACCTATACAAAGTTCAACAAGACATAAAAGACTTAATTGCTAAACAAAGTCCAGATAATCCAACTACCTTAATGACTTCTATTCGCCCTTTAGAGCAACAAACTATTCGGGAATATCCTTCTTTATATGATTTCCCTGGAATGAAGCAGTTGGTAGAGGAAGGGGATAAAAAAGGAATAGCCAGTTTGCTAAGTAAGTCAAATTTACCTCCACACATACGCCAAGCAATTACCCAAGGGGACCCTGTCTTTACTAACATACTAAGTATGAATGCTTTAAAGCTAGGGGAATTAAAAGATTACTTAAGCACTCGCTCTGCTAACGAAATTAAAAACATGGGTTTTGCTGACGCATTAGCCAAATCCTCACAATGGCACGAAATGCTTGCCAATGCAAAATCAAATCCTGAAAAGTTTAGTAGAAAAGAACTGTTTGCTGGAACAGAGCCTATAGCAAAAGCAAAAGACGACTACTCTTGGGTTGATGTAAAGACTAAAGAGGCTTTGACAATTGAAGGCTGTATCATGGGCCATTGCGTTGGAAACCGACCCTCTTACTTAGAAGGTGTTGTCAACGGAACCAAAAAGATATATTCATTACGGGATAAAAAAGGCGTTCCGCACGTTACAATAGAACTTAATAAAACCAATCAAGTTCCTATGTATAACTGGGACGGATCGGTAAGAAAAGAGGTTGATCCCAGTAAAAAAGACGTATTTGATGAAATTGTTCAAATAAAGGGAACAGCAAATACCCCCGCCGAAAGTTATTTTCCGCAGATTGATGAGTTTTTAACAGATTATTCGAATAAAATTGGCGATGATCTTAAGTTTACAGAGCTACCTAGGTACCTCCCAGAAAATTGGAGAAATAAATAACCATGGCTATTGAAAAAAACCGTCCAGAAGACGAAGAAACAATTGATATTGAGCTTCCTGAGATTGAAATGAAAACGCCAGAGGGCGACATTGAGATTATTTTGGAAGAAGATGGCGGTGCAACAGTCGAAATGGGTGAAAAAGACCACGAAGAAGTGCCGTTTGACGCCAATTTAGCCGAAGTAGTAGACCCCAGCGAGCTTGGTCCTATTTCCAGCGAGCTCATGGCGTTGTTAGACGCTGACAAAGCGAGCCGTGGTGATTGGGAAAAGCAGTATTCTAAGGGTTTAGAGCTTCTTGGCTTTTCATACGAGGAGCGTACCAAGCCATTTAAGGGCGCTTGTGGCACAGCACACCCCATGCTTACCGAAGCAATCGTACAATTTCAGGCCCAAGCGTTCAAAGAACTCATGCCAGCCGAAGGCCCTGTCAAAACACAGGTGCTTGGCAAGGAAACTCGTGAGAAATTAGCCAAAGCAGAGCGTGTCAAGGAGTTCATGAACTACGAACTGACTACTGACATGGCGGATTACACCCCTGAGTTTGACCAATTACTGTTTTATGCAGGTTATGGCGGCTCAGCATTCAAAAAAGTCTATCAAAACCCACAAACAGGCAAGATGGTAAGCAAGTTAGTGCTGCCAGATGACTTATTTATCCCTTACAACGGCTCTTCCATTATGTCGAAGTGCCCACGCATTACTCATCGTGTGCCAATGGACGCAAATGAGTACCGCAAACTGGTCAATATTGGCTTTTATCGTGATGTTAACGTCCAGCCTGTTGTTAATTCGACTCCAGGCGACGCAATTCAAGACAGCATCGACAAATTAGTCGGTATGTCTGCCTCTGGTGAGCCAGAAGAAGTGTTTTTGTATGAGTTCCACGTGGATTGGGACTTAGAAGGCTTTGAAGACAAGGACGATGACGGCGAAGAGACCGGTGTTGCCCTGCCTTATGTCATTACCATCGAAGAAAGCACCAACCAAGTGGTTGGGATTCGTCGTAACTGGAAAATGAAGGACGGATACAAGTGCCGTAAAGAGTATTTTGTGCATTATGTGCTTGTAGAGGGACCGGGAGCCTACGGCCTTGGTTTTGTACACTTGATTGGTGGCTTAACCCGCACCGCAACATCCTCCATGCGTCAATTAATCGATGCTGGAACCTTGGCTAATCTGCCTGCAGGCTTTAAAGCTAGGGGCGCCCGTATTGCCAACGACGACGTGCCGCTGCAACCGGGCGAATGGCGTGATATTGACGCTGGTGGAGCTGATTTACAGTCTTCCTTGTTACCACTACCGTACAAAGAGCCAAGCCAGACGCTATTTACCTTGTTAGGCTTTTGCGTTGAGGCTGGTAAACGCTTGGCGTCCATTGCAGACATGCAAGTAGGCGACGGCAACCAGCAAGCAGCAGTTGGAACCACCATTGCACTCTTGGAAAAGGGCGCAAACATCATGTCCGCTATTCACAAACGGATGCACTATGCCCAAAAGCTCGAGTTCCGCTTATTGGCTGACGGCTTTGGTGAATCCTTGCCTGACGAGTACCCATATGATGTACCCGGCGCTTCCCGTAAGATTAAACGTACCGATTTTGACGGCAGCGTCGATGTAATCCCTGTTGCAGACCCCAATATTTTTTCAACAGCGCAGCGTATCACTATGGCGCAGACCCAACTACAGCTTGCACAGTCGGCTCCACAGATGCACAACCTGTATGAGGCATATCGCCGTATTTATGAGGCGCTGGGAACTAAAAACATTGACGCAATCTTAAAACCACAGAACCCAGACTTGCCAAAAGACCCAGCCACAGAAAATGGCGACGTAATGGACGGAGTCAAGCTCAAGGCGTTCCCTGGACAGCAACATGACGCTCATATTGTGAGCCACTTAATCCAAGGTATCTCGCCAATCCTCCAATCCAATCCTTTGGCTGCGGTGGAGCTGCAAAAGCATATTTTAGAGCATTGCCGCCTAAGAGCAGAAGAGGATGTGGAAGCAGAACTCTTCAAAACGTATGGCACAGACCCTGAAAACATGGTGTCTGACTTGCAAAAAGAAGGCATGATTGCCATAAAGATTGTTGAAAATCTCCAGCAGGTACGGGAACTTCAAAACCAGCTTGTGGGCGACCAAACAGACCCATTAGTTGAGTTGAAGAAGCAAGAGCTGCAACAAAGCGCCCAGCGAGATCAAGCTAAGACGCAAGAAGCCAGCGCCCGCCTCCAAATGGAGCAGATGGACAAGCAAAAGCAAGATCAAATTGACTTGGCTAAAATTCAGTCTAACGAAAAAATTGCAAATGAACGTATTATGGCTATGTTACAAAAAGGAGCCCAAAATGCCTCTCAAACCCGGAAGCAGTAGAAAAACAGTTAGTGGAAACATCCAAGAACTCGTCGACACATACCAGTCTAAGGGGCGTATCGGTACGAGCACTCCTAAGTCTAAAAAAGCTGCGGTCAAGCAGGCGGTGGCAATTAGCCTTAAAAAAGCGGGCGTCCAAAAGAAAAAAGAAGGTGGCTCGGTTTCGTCGGAAAAGCCCCGTAATGTGGTGGCTAGTCAGAAAAGGGCTATTCAAAAACGAGGGGGGACTGTTACGTACAAGCGTGACGGAAAACTTCCTGTAGGTATTTATTGATTTTTTGAAATATACTGTGTATATTCACAGTAACTAGCTATCAAGAGGGGCTAAAAGTCCTCTTGCAACATGGTAGGAACCATGCTCAAGTTTACAGAAAACTTGCTACACGAAATTCGCCGCATGCGGCAGGATACGGAACAACTCGTGATCTCGGGGTCCATGAAGAATATGGAACAATACCGCCAGATGATGGGTAGGCTTGAGGGCTACACTTTTGTTGAGCAGGTCGTACAAGACATGCTTAGGAAAGAGACTTTTGACTAACCCTGTGGAGAAAACCGTATGGAATTGACTGCATTAGAGCAGAAATGGGCAGACGAGAAGGCAGCAAGAGGGCCTGAACTTGATGACGCCTATAACGAAGATGGGCAACTAGAGCCCGATAGGATTGAGGAAGCGGTTTTAGACCGTATTCCAACTCCCACAGGATGGCGTATTGCTGTCCTACCTTACAGGGGCACAAATAAATCTAAAGGCGGTATTTTATACGTCGAAGAGACCAAAAAGCAGACCCAAATAACCACAGTATGTGGTTACGTCTTGAAAACTGGTCCTTTGGCATATAAAGACGAGAGCAAATTTCCTACAGGAGCGTGGTGCAAGGACGGTGATTGGGTAGTTTTCACTCGATATGCAGGTTCCCGTATTGGAATTGACGAAGGTGAAATCCGAATCTTAAATGATGACGAAATCATTGCTGTTATCAACAACCCCGAAGATATTTTGCACATGTAAGGAGCAACAATGGGACAAGTAACTGAAAATCCGACTTACGACATCGAAGTAGGGGCAGAAAACGCACCCGAAGTTCAAGTCGACATAGATGATGAGGGCAAGGCAGAGATTGTAGAAGACCTTGCTCCAGAGCCTGACAAACCAGCCCTAGCAGAGCCCGTAGACAAAGAGCCTGCTAAGGAAGAAGCCAATAACCAGGGCGAAGAGCTCAAGGAATACAGCGATACCGTTAAAAAACGGATTGATAAGCTAACTTCTAAGCTGCGTGAGGCAGAACGCCGTGAACAGGCAGCTTTGGAGTTTGCAAAAGGCGTTCAAGGTCAGTTCCAGCAAGCCCAGCAACGGGCTGCTACCTCTGACTATGGCCGCTTGGCAGAAGCCAAGAGCCGAGTAGACACTCAGCTTTTGACTATTCGTCAAATTATCAAAAAAGCCCGTGAAGAAGGTGACATTGACACCGAAACCGAAGCCCAAGAGCGCTTAGCTTCTCTAGCGCATGAGCAACGGGAACTTGCTGGCTATTTAGAAAGAGGTGCAGAGCAACCTCAAGCACAGATTTACAACCCGCCTATCCAACCACAGCAGATTTACCAACAACCTCAGTTTCAACCCCCAGCCCAACAGGCTCCACGGGTTGATCCAAAGGCAGAGTCTTGGGCAGAAGAAAACCCATGGTTTGGTCAAGATACAACGATGACCTATGCTGCTTGGGGGATAGATAAACAGCTTCGTGAAGCAGAAGGGTTTGACGGATCATCAGATGAGTATTATGATGAGCTAAATCGGCGAATTAAAGCACAGTTTCCGCAGAAGTTCGCTGCACAACCTAACAGGCAACAACGGCAACCCGTGCAGGCCGTTGCACCTGCAGCCCGGTCATCCGGAGTAAATACTAATGCACGCCGCAGCGTAAGACTGTCTC